GTCATAGTAGACGAAGCCCACCTTTGCCCTGCAGAAATGTTTTCAACTGCCTTAAATTCTTTAAATGCGAAGGTTAAAATCGGTATTTCTGCGACACCGAAACGTAAAGACGGTAAGCATGTCTTCTTAGCTGACTATTTTTCACCCTATATGGTAGAAGCTCGTGACCCTAGACAACTACAAGACCCTATAGTCCAAGTTAAGCGAACAGACTTTAGGTTTCCCGTAATTGACCCCAAAAGAGACTGGTCGCGCCAGCTGAACAAACTTTGCGGCAACAAAGATTACTTGAAAGCTATCGCTAATTTTGCCAAAAGTCAGATAGTCTCTGGTCGTTGTCCTCTTATTTTAGGGGAAAGAGTACAAATGTTAAAAGATTTACAGGAGTTAATTCCTGATAGTATATGTTTAATTGGAGAAACAGATGAATCAACTAGAAAAGATGTTCTTTCGGGGGTTGGAGGAAAGTATAAAGCAGTCTTATCAACAAAACTTTTTGATGAAGGGATTAGTTGTCATAGGCTCGATACACTGTATCTTACTTGTCCTTCTAATAATCCTATTAAGCTTGAACAGCGAGTTGGTCGTATCATTCGTGAGCACCCTGACAAGCAAGTCCCTATGATTGTAGATTGGTGGTTGTCTGGTGGTATAGTTGCTAGACAACAAACTAAACGTCTTGAATGGTATAAACAACGTGGATATTATATACTTTAACTGGTATGAATTAGTAGCAAAGGCAAGAAAAGATCAAGCGGCGATTCTTGTCTTGGCATTTGCACAAACTAAATTGTATAATGCTAGAACAACTAAGGGATTAATGAAAGCACTGAATATAAACCATATTCCGCTGTTTTTATTTACTACTGGCTTATTGGAGCAGAAAAAAGATAGGCTAGTTTGCAACTACAAAACACTTGAACCAATGAGTTATTTTACTAACCCATGGTTTTTAACACATAATGTAGCTATTAGTAAAAAGATAGAATACTTACAGCTACTTTCTATGCGTAGAATTAGCGAAGCTCAAGACTACATCGCTAAGAGCTACGTAAAGAAAGAAATACAAAGTCCTTATATAAGTATAAAAGGCGATAAAATTTATTTTTTACCAGAGTCCTCGGTTTCGAGGAAATCCTACACTTAAGAACCAACGTTCAACAAAGGAGAAACAAAATGGTCGCATGGGATCAAGCCAAAGGTAAGCAAACCTCTGGCAATCAACAACGCAGAGAAATCCAAAGGCTTACTATGGGTATCGGAGATACTAAAGTAAGATTAATTGGAGATGTCATGCCCCGTTACTGCTACTGGGTAGTAACAAAAGAAGGTAAGAAGATGCCTGTAGAATGTCTTCAATTTAGTCGTGAAACTGAATCTTTTGATAATTCAGCTCCTGACCCTTTCAAAGAACTTGATGAAGCCATCTATTCAGATAAACCTCAGTTCTCTTACGTTTGTAATGTGATTGATCGCTCAGACGGACAAATTAAATTATTTGACCTTCGTGCTACAATCTATTCTCAAATTGTAGACTATGCAACAAATCCTGATTATGGAAACCCTGCAGATGCTGCTAACGGGTATGATATTACTATCAAAAAAGAGAAGACAGGACCTCTTCCGCAAAACGTAAAATATTCAATTATTCCAGCACGTAATAACGCACCGCTCACAGATGCAGAAAAAGAGCTTGAGCTATTTGAATTAAATAAAATTTACAAGCGTCAAACTTATGATGAGCAAAAAGAATGGTTACTTCAAAACACCGCCTATTTCGCTGGAGATGTTTCTGACGAATTTAAACCTGTAGAAGATGTGGATGATCTAGCATAATGAAAAAATCCTTAGCAGACATGAAACCTGCTGACGGTAAAGAAGCGCCGAAGGAACGTTCTTTCGGTGCTTTCAAAGCTGTTGAAGGTAATCAAGCAACAATTGACTTAGAAAAATTAAGAGAACATAATATTTTCTTTGCAACTCCTTGTTATGGGGGTATGTTAACAGATCAGTATTTCTTATCAATGTTTCGTGCTTCTCAAACTTTGATGAGGCATGGAATTAATTTTAGAGTAACTACTCTACGAAACGAGTCATTAGTAACTCGCGCAAGAAATATTTTGACTGCAATGTTTTTAGAATCAGACTGCACACATCTGCTATTTATTGACTCTGATATTGAATTTGATGCAGATTCTATTCTTAGAGCTTTAGCTTATGATAAGCCAATTATGGCTGCTGCTTATCCGAAAAAAGCACTACCAATTCAGTATGCTATTAATTTTAAGTTTCAAAATATAGAAAATAAACAAGTTCGTGTTGAAAACGGTGCTGTAGAAGTGCTTGATGCATCAACAGGTTTTTTCTTGGTGAAACGCGAAGTATTTGAAAAGATGATGCAAGCATATCCTGAACTTCATTATCGTAATGATTCAAACATTGATGAAAAGTTTAATAAATACTGTTATGCTTTATTTGATACTTGGTTAGATCCTGATGATAATAGATATCTTTCAGAGGACTATACTTTCTGCCGTCGCTGGCAAAAAATAGGTGGTGAAATTTGGCTAGACCCTAATACTAAACTAAACCATGTTGGAAGCTATACTTTTGAGGGTGATGTTGGAAAAATTATCGGCAGATAATCTTCAATCTGTAATCACTACTTTTACAAACTATCAAGCTGAAGTTGAGTGGGATTTAACAATGAAGTGTAACTATAGTTGTACTTATTGTGAGAGTTATAATAACTCTGATCCCACCCAACTTCGCTCTCTAGAAGAATATATTAATGCAATTAGCTATTTAAAAGAGTATTTTCAGAATAAAACAGCTAGAATTGATATATTAGGTGGAGAACCAACACTATTTAAACATTGGGATATCTTTTTAAATGAGATCGATAAAGCAGGATTTATACCTAAAATAACTACTAATCTTTCTATGAATAATAAGACACTGAGTAAAAAAGTAGCAACGTTAAAACCAAAAAACTGTATAGATGTGAGTTGGCACCCACAGTTTGCTGTAGAAGAAACTATTATAAACAATATAAAAACTATCTATAATAGTGGGCACTTAAGAAGTATTTCTATAGCAGGAGATAAAAGGTATTGGAATAAAGTTATAAGAGCGTATGAATCAGTAAAATATACTAATAAATGTGAAGTATGTTTTTTAAAAGATGAATCGTCTGGAAAAACTGTTGTTGCGGAAGCTATCATCAATTATTCAAAATCAGAAAAAGAATATATACAGAATAGTTTACAGGCTGATATACCTACCTTTGAAACAGTAATAACAAAAACTGATGGAAAAACCTATACGATAAATAGTGTTATAGATTTTCTTAGTAATAATATAAATAATTTTAAAGGTTTAAAATGTGAGATAGGTTTTGATAGACTGCACATTAAACCAAATGGTGATGTTTATCCAAGTGCATGTTTGCTTAATTACCCTAAAGCAAGGCTTGGAAATATATATAAAGAAAACTTACACAAACCTAAAAACCCTATAAAGTGTCCATTTACTTTTTGTGGGTGTGGACCGGATCTAAGGATAAATAAATATGCATGAAAAAACATATCAACTTGAAACTATTATCGGAGATAAGCGTGAGGAATGTTTAAATAAAATCATCATCAGAAAAGAAGTTTTTGATGCTGATTATCACTGGCCTACTCTTTGTAGAGTTCTAGATGCAAATAAACATTTATTTAAGAACGAATATTTTATGAAGTCTCAAACTATTAAAGAGTTTGCAGGAAGGACTATACCCTTCAAATTATTAGATTCTCAGAATGAAATCAGGTTTACTTTTAAATCGTATATGAATATATGTAGATTCTTGGGTCAACACTTAATTCATGAGTATACTAAAGAGTTACATTTTCCAGATAATACAGAATTAACTCGTTGGGAAACTGGAAGAGAAATGACTGCTCACTCAGATAACTCTTGGCCTGATGGTGATCAAACAAATCATCCTACTTCATTTAGAACTTGGTCTGGTATATATTATATCAATGATTTGTATGAAGGTGGAGATATATATTTTCCTAGACTAGACTGGTCTTATAGACCTGTAGCTAATACTCTTTTACTATTTCCTTCTAATGATGACTTTGTGCATGGTGTTACGAAAGTAACTAAAGGTGAGAGATATACTTTTGCTATGTGGTATACACAAGATTTTCAATACCTTGAAATCTAGACACAGGAGTGACGTGACGCTAAGGCAACTCCGTTGCCACGGCTGCGTCTCTCCGAGACTCAAGCTAGAAAACAGCGATTCAAGCCTTGTTCAACAGCTCTTCACCTGCGGTGCTACGTTGTTCACTTGCTAACAGACATAAATTAGCACATAAATTGAGGAATGGCAAATAGAAAAATCAACGCTACTTGAGATATACAATAATGGATGGGATGAATCAATTGATGGGAATAATGATAAAGGCTCTACTCATTCATACATCTCAATCTACGAAAAAATGTTTGAACCCTGTCGCAACACAGTTAAACGATTTTTAGAAATTGGAGTTGCTCAAGGGTATTCACTACGTATGTGGAGAGAGTATTTCCCCGCCAATTGTAAGGTACAAGGAATTGATATAGATAAGACTAAGCTATGCGATTCTACTTTAGATGTTTCGTATGGAGATTCTAAAAACAAAGATGAATGGTTATTATACGATAACTATGATATAATAATTGATGATGGGGACCATACTTTTGAGGGACAGATTGAAACAGCACAAGTATGGCTTCCTAAATTAAATAAAAATGGTCTATATATTATTGAAGAT